TGCATTTTTAAACCCGGTTTAGGACGGTGGTTACCCCTTTCGGGACAACCGTACCGTCACAACCCACGTAACAAACAGCTTTCGCTGAAAAGTATACGTGCTATCATCGCCAGCGACGTACGACTTTCGTCATACGCCGTTGCGTGTACCTGCCGGAGTCGAAAGGTACCTGAACAAGTTCAGGATCAATCGATTGATTCCGAAAAGAAGCCCGCAGACGGTCGGCACGACCCTCAGTAAAATACCTGAGAAGTCGTATCCAACCATCTGAGTCTTCACGGTAGTCAACAGGGACTACACATCGAACGTATCTCTCGACCTTTTGCAAGGCACGATTGAAACGTGTACGTATGGTCTGTCGACCATGGTAAGTACTTCTCAAACATGGGCAAGAGTCGTTAGACTCCGGTCCAGGGATACTACCGTAAAGGTGGTATAACATGTCATAAATGACATTGTAGGTGAAGTACCGTTTCTTATCGTAGAAAGCATTAGCATAGCTAATGTAACTACAATATGATCCGGGCGAAGGGGACGTTGTCCACCCAGCTCGAATGCGAACTGGAGTGACAGTGGAACCTGCAAAGGCATCCATGCCACACGACTCTTTGAAGAGTCCGTGAATACAAGACTTGTCGCGATTGACCATAAGGCCAAAACGCTCAAGCTGCGTTATCACTGCGTCGGCGTAAGCCGTTGGTATGATAACATCGTCGCCGTACACTGAGATGTCCTTACGGGCATCTCTGTCGGTAATTGCTAAACGGGTGAGGAGCCAGACTACAGACGCTAAGACAGGGAAGCATAATGCTGACCCCATCGGCGCGTATTTCGTCAGGTTTAGTATCCTGCCATCCGGCAATTGTGTGGAAGTACTTCTGCACGCTAACAGAACACTGGTTAAGTGTTCTGGAAACAACAGACGAACAAGATCAACATGCACGCGATCTGAGGCCTCCTTGAGGTCCAGAGTAGCGTGGCTACCGGAGATCGACGCACTAAGCGCACGGTCACGGTTGATCTGTTGATCGATAAAAGACACAGCTCCTCGGGTGAGGGGGTGTGTCTCGAGGATGCGAGTAAGCTCAGACTTAACACCTTGCTGAATCCATTGAAAATCAACGGGTTCGCAGGAGATAAGTCTAGGGCCGCGAGAGTCTTTAGGCACGAGTAAAACGCGCGCTGGAAGACTGTGTTCGGTGATGGCATTGTAGCCATCGTAACTGTCACATACATGCCCGGCAGAAGCGTAGAAATACGCATCCATTGGGAATATACTTGTGATAGATGCACTAATATTAGTCCACTTGAACTTTCCAGAACCCTGTTGCTTGGTAGCAACAACGCCTGGTCCGTGCTTGGGGACAACATTAGATATATTGAACGACGAGAAGATCTCACTCAGTGTGATCCTCCCTTCGCGGACTGTCCTGAAACACTCGGCAGCGGCGTGATGGGGTTCAGATTCGTTTTTGAGCCACTCTGGATACTCCGATAAGGAGTAATCTTTAAGTAAGCTCTTGACGAACTCGGTTCCCAATTCGCCTCGACGAGTGCGCAGGCAGTAGTCATCAATATTGGCAGCAATAAAGCTGAACCAACTATTGAGTCTCGTAAGGTCAGCCTCTGCGTTTTCAAACGCACTGATAACCTTATGTTCTTGTACTTCTTCATAGGGGAGTCTGAGTTTATAAAATAAACCACAGACCTCTCTAAGAAAACCGACGCTATTCGCGTCTGGATTGTGGAGGATAACCCCGTCACTATTAAACACAAGTCCGAAAAGCTCACCGAGAAACCTCGGAAGCTTACTACCAGGTAAGGGTTTAAACCCTATACTGTTAGCGTCGAACTTATGCTTAAGAGCAAGCGCCTGATCAAGGTGCTTGCCTAGACGTGGCAAGGTTTTCGTTAGAAAGCCTAAACCCTCCTTGCCTAAACGTTTCTCTATCTTATCGATAGTTAAACGCATGGCACGTTTGTTAAACACTTCTCCGAATGACGCATTCGCATCATGGAGAAGTCCGACGATGATACTTTTGTATGTGTCATCAAGGCTATTAGTGACAACCATATGGTATGTCTCCTTGGCCACTTCGGACTAGACCCCATGAGGGTGAAGAGAACCCAACGAATACACTGCGGTGTATGTATCCTACGAAATAAGTTCGCAGTACACAATAAACAGCAAGAATCTTCATTCGCCTATCCTCCTTTAGAGAGGGTGGTTAGGAAGATCAAACAACGGAGCCCGCTAGAAGAGCGGCAGCACCGTTGCCAGTACCGTCGTAGAGGAACGTAGATGTAGCAAGAGTAGCTACACATGACGTCAACTCGGCGAGGGCATCTTTAGCATCCTGTATCGTACCGATGTTCCCAGCTGGGACCACAAGTACGAGGTACGCGGATGATTTTGTGTATTTTGCGGTGTCAACATAACCTTGAGTGGTTATGTCAACGCGGATGACGGACCGTCGAACCAAACTAACACCACTTCCTTGCTCAGTATGAGCGATAGAAAGACGGTGTGGTAAGGCCGGCGTTTCGGCAACTTTTGCCCACAAGGTCGAACGCGGATTATTAGGAAGAGAACCCAAACGGGTGAACTCTACCTCTGTTCCTGCGGCGTTCTTAACTTCATTTGTAACGAGGCTAGCACTTAGTGACATACGTGATTACTTTCTGGACTTATCTCTTCTTCTGAAGAGTGGTTTAGATCGCCCCCGCGTAGTTGCGAGAACTGACCCTGTTATAGCTTCGCCCAAACTAACCCCCGACCCCAAAAAGGCCGGAGAATGGTAAGGGATGCCTGTCGAGCGGATATATGATCGCTCGAATACTGTTGGAAGGAATACAATTGGAACCGTATTTGATCCAAAGCCTGTTGTAGATTGGTAGCTTTTCAGCCACCGCCTACGAAGTCTTTGTTTCTTGACGGACCACATGTATCTTGACACAACTATCTGAGGTTCCATATTAAGAACCTTGAAGTTTTCTAGGTACGAACTTACGTTCGCAACCCAGTCAACAACGAAGGACCACGGTAATGCATTCCAAAGAATCGCAGGGTTCATATTGACCCCCATCGAATCTAATAGAGTGAGCATCCACGCATGATCCTTTTGGAACTTGCTAAAGGAGTACGAATACTCCATTTGAGCATGAAACACGGACTGTCCGGTCACACTACGACTAAACACTTGGAACCCGGTGTCGACACCTCCATAAACAAGAGGCCCGTTCACAGGATCACCATAGGTATTTGGATCGTAGATGCTAGCGTACACGAAACTATCCGGCGAATTTTCTAATTCGCTTGGAATATACTCATACGTAAAACGTTTGAGTCTTCGTTTGTCAGCGTCGCGTATAAGAGCACTAGTGATCTTCTGCGCGCGCGCTAATGCGGTGTAAACACCGCAAACGTCAGATACAAGGGGGAGAATGTTGAACTTGGTTTGTAAAAACCCATCAGCGCCCCCTCGATAATACTCACGAAGAGTAGGCTTGTATTTTCCTGTAAAGGAACTACGAACCTGGCCAAACAGACCACCAAGTTTCAAAGGTTTCCCTTTGAAGGCTTTGATGGTAAGATTAGCCATTTTATTCAACGTGCGGGGCAAACTCACAAAGTCCTTTAACTCATAAATAGAGTTAACGAGCGAGAGTTCTGCCTTGATGTGTGGAAGCATAGATCTGATCGACCTATCAACCAATCCATCGAGTCCCGAAGGCTGAGGAATAAAAGATCCATCAGCCTGAGGAACGTACCAAGAGTCGGGACCAATAGTCTCGTCTCCGTAATTAGGAAACAAGTTGGCGAATAACGTCGACGGAGCGTTTGGATCCATCCAACCACCGATATCGTTGGTTGTACGGGTCGTCCATGCAAACGTTGACGGCCATACATCGCTTTGCTTCCATGCCCGCAGATAATGCTGGCACGGCTTCCAAGCAGTGTGTGGACGCGAGTTGTCACTCCTAATCACCTCGAATCTCTTTCTCACTGAAGGAGATGTATAAGAAACGGGGATGAATGAGGTAGTAGCTCTGAAACGCGGCTCAACTAACAAGTTAGGAATAACTTGCAATTTGGCTTTAACGTCATCAGAATACTCTTCGTTATACTTGTTTTCTATCATATGTGTCTTAGGGTTTGTCCCGAGGCAGCCGCTTGTAGGGTATTGCTACCGTACAAGGCATGAGAGTCACAAAGACTCGACCGTCACGGAAGAAGTGTAATTAACACAGATATTCTCGAAA